ACTAAGGTAGAAGTTAAAGTATATCCTAACGAGGATATGCCTACAGTTGAGAACAAGATCCCTATGATTATCGGAGACCTTAAAGAGGGTATCGTTTATTGGGATCGTCAGAGAATGACTATCGCGGTATCTAATATCGCCCAGGTTGGCGAGCTTAACGCGTTCGAGGAAGATCTTACAATCTATAGAGCGATTGAGAGAGAGGACGTTACTACCAAAGATACAGAGGCTTTCGTTAACGGTTATATCGAGGTTGTAGCCGGCTAATCTATTGAGGAGGTGTAAAATATGCCTACAATAGAGGAGGTTTTAGCCTATCTCGGTATAGATTACGCCGACGATATGGTTAATAAGAACGTCGAGCGGTCAATTAAGACCGCCGACGCTTATTTAAAAGGCTCTATCGGCGAGAATTATCCTAAAGACGATCCTCGTATTAAGGAGTTAGCGCTTATATTTATAAGCGACTTATACGACAATCGAGGAATGGTCGAAAAGGTAGCCGGTAACGTCCGCCGTTTGGTTGACGATATGAGCTTACAGTTAAGGCTCGAATTAAGTAGAGCCTCAAATAGTGAGGAGGTGTAATCGTATGGTATACGATAAGCCTATTACTATCCAAAAGATTAACGAGGACTCGGAAGAATGGGAGGACTTATTCGATAAGCCTCTACACGCTAGGGTCAATAAGACCAACGGGTCCGAGTATCTTAACGCGGGAGCTAATCAATCTAAATCTACTAGAGTATTTGAGGTTAGATACTTCAAAGCCTTAGAAGATATCGACGATAATCGAGGTTTATATCGAATTATTTACCGAGGTAGGACTTATAATATAACAGATTATGACGACTATCTCGAGCAACATAAGACGGTTAAGTTATTGGGGGTATCATATGGTTAACATTGACTCTCTATCGGACGCTATTAGTCAAGAGTTAACTTTATATTCTAAAGAGGTTACGGAGACTCTTAAAAAAGAGGCTCAATCTCATATGAAAGAGTTAGTTAAAAAGACTAAGGCTACGGCTCCGGTCGGTAATCGTCAGAAACATTATAGAGATAATATTAGTTCTAAAAAAACGAGCGAGAACGATAGAGGAGCCTCTTATACGTGGTACGTTAAGGGTCCCGACTATCGACTCTCTCACTTGTTAGAAAAAGGTCACGCCTTGCGAGACGGTGGTAGAGTAGAGGGTACTCACTTTATCGCTAACGCGAGCGAGCCGATTATAGCCGATTTCGAGAAAAAGGTCGAGGAGGCGATTAGTAATGGTTAATAAAATATTAACGGCGACGGGACTACCTTATAAGGAGTCTCGTTTTTTAACGCCTCCTAAAACGACTTACGCGGTCTATAACGACTCTATCGAGCGTCGAGGAGGCGACAATATCAATCTATTAAGTCAACACGACATAACACTCGAGCTTTACGAATATAAGCCGGATTCAGAGGCGGAGAAAGCTCTCGAGGCTCAGTTAGATATTAACGGTCTCGAGTATGCTAAAGAGTCTCGTTTTTGGATTCAGCAAGAGCAGATTTACCAGGTCGTTTATGACTTTTCTTATTATGAAAAAGGAGGAATTTAATCTATGTCTACTACACCTAAAAGAATTACTTTAGGATCCGGTAAGTTATACCTTATCCCTTATGTAGATACAGTACCGGAAGTTGGGGAGATTTGCGTCGACGCTAACTTACTCGGTTATATCAAGGGAGGCGCTACTCTCGAGTACGCTCCTACATTCTACGAGGCTAAGGACGATCTCGGATATGTTATTAAGACTATTATCACAGAGGAGACCGCTACTCTTAAGAGTGGTATCTTGACATTTAACGGTAATACGTTAAAGACATTATGCGCTACCGGTCGAGTTACCGAGGACGCTCAGAAAAAGATCCGTATTCTCAAGATTGGCGGTATTGCTAACGCTAACGGCGAGAAGTACGTTATTTGTTTCCACCACGAGGACCCTATCGACGGCGATATTTGGGTCGTAATCGTAGGTAAGAACGAGGCGGGATTCTCTCTCGCGTTTGCTAAGGACGCCGAGACAGTAATCGACGCGGAGTTTAAGTGTCTCGCCCAGGACGACGAGGGTACTCTTATTCAGTATATCGAGGAAGATAAGACAATCGAGGCGAGCGCGGGTTAATAATTGTAAATGGCTAGGGCGATACGTCCTAGCCTATTTTTAATATTAGGAGGTTAAAAATGGCTAAAGTATTAGATTTTACAAAGGTTAAAAAAGAATATTTAACCGTCAAACTTAACGACGAAAAAAAGACCGTCTTAATGGTTGGTACACCAACTAAGGCGATTTTAAGCGAGTTTATAGCGATTAACGATCGAATTACAGACGAGGGCGGAGCCGACACCGAGGCGGTTAATGACTTATATAGAGTATGCGCTAAGGTTATGAGCTTTAATAAAATGGGCGTAAAGATTAACGCCGATTATCTCGGAGAGTTTTTCGACCTTGAGGACGTAATGACATTCTTTAACGCCTACGGCGACTTTATATCCTCAGCAACTAACGCAAAAAACTAAAGCTCCCTTACTATCCGTCAAGTGATAGTGAGGGTATAGATTACGATATAGATAGCTTTTACGAGCATATGGTAGCTAAGTATACCGGTCTTACTATTTTAGAGGTCGAAAATTTGGATATCATAGACTATTTAAGCTATAAACGAGACGCCTTTATTTATAGAATGTCTCAGACGGAAAAGGGACGCGAATATCTTAAAAACGCGTACTATATGGAACAAACTAAGCCGGATCGTAAGTCGTTAAGAGACCATTTCGGAGAGGAGGTAAAACGTGGCTAACAAAAATATAAAAGGTATTACTATCGAGATCGGAGGCGATACTACTAAACTCGGTAAAGCTCTCGAAAACTCCGAGAAAAAAAGTAGGTCTCTACAAGTTGAATTAAGAGAGATACAACAATCTTTAAAATTTAACCCGACAAACGTCGAGATATTGGCTCAGAAACAAGAAGTATTAACTCAGAATATAGCCGAGACTAGCGAAAAACTCGATACACTTAAAGAGGCGGAGCGACAAGTTATCGCTCAGTTTCAAAGGGGAGAAGTAGCCGAGGAGCAAGTTAGAGCGTTACAACGAGAGATTATTAAAACTGAGAATCAACTCGATAGTATGAAATCGGAGTTAACCTCTACTAATACGGCTATCCGTGAATTAGGCGACGGTACCGCCGACGCTAAAAAACATACTCAAGAGTACGAGGAGGCGTTAGATAACGCCGGTCAAGAGTTAACCGATTTTAAAGATAATAACGCGGATACTTTCGACGCGATAAAAAACGGGGTGATCGCTCTTGGAGCCGGCGCGGTAGCGGTCGCTAGTTACGCGACTATGTTATCTACCGAGTTTGATAAGGCGTTTAACGGTTTACAAGCTCAGACCGGAGCAACCGCCGAAGAAATGGCACTACTCGAGGAAAGCGCCGAGAATTTGTATAAAAACAACCTCGGCGAGAGTATACAAGACGTAGCCGACTCAATGGCGATAGTCAAGCAACAAACTAAATTAACCGGACAAGAGTTAGAGGACGTTACGGCTAATGCTCTTTTAATGCGTGATACGTTCGGTTTTGACGTTAACGAGTCTATTAGAGCCGTTAACTCTATGATGAATCAATTCGGTATAAGCGCGGACGAGGCGTATAATCTTATCGCCCAGGGCGCCCAAAACGGATTAAACCAAAACGGAGACCTCTTAGATACTGTTAACGAGTACGCGGTACAGTTTAAGGACGCCGGATATAGCGCCGAGGATATGTTTAATATGCTTAATAACGGAGCTATGTCCGGTACCTGGAGTATCGATAAGTTAGGGGACGCCGTTAAAGAGTATAATATCCGAATGTCAGACGGTACCGCGAGCGAGGCGTTAACTAAATTAGGACTTAACGCCGACGAGGTTACTCGTAAATTCGGAGAGGGAGGAGCCTCAGCACAAGAGGCGACCTCTAGTATAATCGAGGCTCTTAAGGGAGTAGAGGACGAGCAAGAACGATATACGCTCGGTCAAGAGATAATGGGTACTATGTGGGAGGATTTAGGCGAGGACGCCGTATACGCCTTATTAGATACTCAAGGAGCTATATCCACTACCTCCGACGCTCTCGAGAATATTAACGACATTAAATACGACGATTTAGGATCCTCTTTACAAGGCTTAAAAAGGACTCTCGAGACCGACGTTATACAACCTTTAGGCGAGGAGCTTAAGCCGGTTGTCGAGGACGTGATAGATTACGTCGAGGATAACGGTCCCGCGATTAAGGAGACTTTAACTAAGATTACTAGCGCTATAGCCGGTTTTGTAAAATTGGTCGTAGAAAATGGTAATACTATCGTAGGTATTATAGCCTCTATCGGAGCCGGCGTTTTAGCGTGGAAGATTACGACTATAATAGCCGGTCTTATACCGCTTATAACGAGTATGATAGCGGTCGTAAAAGGCGGAGCGGTAGCTTGGCAAGGTCTAAA